GAGCATTCGACAGGATCTCATCGACCGTAGGCATGTGTCAAGCGTACCTACGGGCGAGGGGAATCAATCTCCGCCCATGTACGACGTGGTTGGAAACCACGACGATGCCGGAGGAGCGTCTACGCTTTGATTGGCCTTGAGCGTGGCGTTGATGACCCACTGGTCGATCTCCGCCGGGTCCGAGTTCGGGTGCGCCGCTTTGATGCCTTTGCGGAGTGCCTGGAGCTTTTCATCGTTGCCCCGCACCAGCGCCTTTAGCCCACCCTCGTACGCCACCTTCTGCTCAGGAGTCTTGACCCGGAGCGCGTAGTAGCGGGGGGCCCATGCGTGAAGCTGGCGAGCGGCTTGGCCGTACTCCGCCGTGGTCGACTTGGCCCCGGACAGCGTGTTGACCAGCGGCAGTCCCCCTTCAGGAATCGCCGTGGGGATCGGGGTGAACGCGGTCATCTCCGTGCCGGCGTTCTGCGCCTGCAAGTATTCGCGCGCCTGCGAAGCGTACTCGTCGATGTTGCCGATCTTCCCGGCGTTCTGCTTCTGGTCGCTGCGGATCGCGTTACGAACCCATTCCTCCAGCGCGGCCTTCTGCTCCGGCTTGTACGAGGTTTTGACGCCGTCCGAGCCGTTGATGACCAGCCACGCGGCGTTCGTCGCTTGGTTCGCTACGTTCGAGACCTTGGCCTCGGCCGAGTCGGCGTACTTGCCGCTCAGAATGTCGTTACGCTTCTGCGCGTAGTCGTCGTACTTGTTCCCGTACTGGTGGCGCATAGCGGCGAGGTTGACGTTCTTCGCCCACCCCTCGGGGTCCTGACGAATGGCGGTCTCCACCGACGACAGGAACTCTGGGTCCGGCTGATTGCCTTTCAGCGCCGCGTCCTGCTGGGCAAGGAGTTGGTTCTTCCGCTCGACGGGGAGAACGTCCCACGCGGCGGGGTTGGCCTGAATCCACTGCGGCAGGGTGTTAGCGTCCGGCGCACCGTTCGGGTCTTTGGAGAACGCATAAATGGCGTTCGACGCGTTCTGCGTGATGCCCTCAATAGCCTGCTTCTGTGCACCCTCAGCGATCGTCACGCGACCCTTGTAAGCAGTCAGCGCGAGCTTGTGAGTTTCGCCGTCGATCTTCCCATCCTCAAGTTGCTTGTCTAGGTAGGCGAGACCTTGAACTTCGTTCAAGCCTGCCTGCGCGAACGTAGCAGCGGCGACCTGCGTGGACATATCGGCCTTGTGCGCCGTGGTCAGGCGACCTTCGATCGCCGCACGCTGCTCTGGCAGGAGGGTATCCTTGTTCTTCTCAAACCACGACGTGGCTCCGGCGAGGTCTCCGGCCTTCAGGCGGAAGTCGATGATGTTGTTGTGCTGCTGCGCGAAGTACTCCGTCTCCTTGCGTTGCGTCTCCTGCGGCGAATCTCCGACCAGTTCGCTCTGCTTGCGGACGGCCTCAAGGCCGGCACCGATGGCAGCCTCGTACACGGCGGGATTGGAGTCCGCATTGCGCACCGCTACGTCGGACCAACCCTTCGCTGCGGCGGTCTGCGCACCGATGTCAGCGCCACGCTTCTGAGCAACCGAGTACGCGGTGACGGACGTATGTGCGTCGAGGTCGAGCACGGCCGCGCGCTTGTTGAAGTTGTCGATGGCGATGGGGTTGCCCGAGAGATCGGCCTCGTACTTGCTGCGGAGCGTGGCGATCTTCTGCTGAAGCATGGGTCCTGCTTCGAGGGCGTCATTGCCCTGAAGCTGCATGGACTCCATCTTCGCCTGCCCCAGCTCGGCCTGATACATATTGCTGGCGTCAGTGGCTCGCTGTTCGCTCTGCTGAACGAAGATGCGGTCCTCTAAGGCTTTCTGTCGTTCACGGGCATCGACGGCAGCGCCGACATCCTGACCGACCTGTTGGACGGCTTGCCCCAGCCCCGCACCAAAAGCGTTAGGGCTCTGGTCGCCTCGGGTGACGGTAGGCAGCGGCGCGAGCGGCGTGGGCTGCTGCGAAAGGAGAGGAGCGCGTGGCATCAGATCCCCGCCAGCGAGCCAACGGCACTGAGCGCAGACCCGAACGCAGCGTAGCGTCCGGCCTTCCGCTGCATCTTCGCATCTCGACGCCCCTGCTTGGCCTCGACTCGCTTACCCCATGCAGCACGCATGTATTCGAGCTGGGCGTTGTTGCCCGCGATCTGGGCTTCAGCTTTTGTAGCATTTTGCACTGCTTGAGGAGTGCCGGAATCGACCTCGACGCCCTGTGCCGCGTAGGACGACTCCTGGGCGCTCGCGATCGTTTCGCCTTGCTCAAGCACATCCCGTTCAGCGGCAACACCCTGCTTCAACAGGTCGCGGGCCTGCAAGTCTTGCATCTGTGCGTTGAACATGCCCGAGGCGTAGTTGTAATCCGCTGCCTCAAGCTGCGCGTACGCAGTCATCAGACCACCCACAAACCCGGAACCTCCGGCAATAGCAGAACCAGCTCCGGCCATGTTAGCCTCCGATACGGTATTGTGGGGCAATGGCTAGCACGGTCAACGGGAGGGGATCGGTCTGCTGCACCCGTACCCGCCCGTTGTCGTTCCATTCCCCCGACGTGAGGATTTCGACGGTGCCCGTCCGAAGATCGGGCGGAGAACCGTACGGCTCCGTGGTCCGCTGCTTCAGCTCGCGGAAGGGGCCGGTAGCGCCAGCAGCTTTGATGCCCCGGCTCGACTCCACAAGCAGATGCACGCCGAGGAGCTGCTTCTTCTTGTCGATGATCGTCTGCCCCTGCGCCGGCTCCATGTCCAGCGTCTCCAGGTCGCCCTGATACGGGAGGCCGATGATGATCTGGCTGAATGGCTTAGCCAGCGTCACAGATCCGCCCGATACGGTCACCTGCGGCTGGACCTCCCCATCCGCGAGGACGGAAAGTGTCTTGCCTTCCAGATAGCTGAGACCCGACAGAACGTCAACAGCCTTTGACCAGTCAGCCGTAACTACGCCCTGGAACGCAACCGGAACGTCTTTCGACGGGGTGACGGTCAGGGTCGAGCTGTTGATGTAGACGGTGGCGGTGAAGGTGACTTCATCGTCCCCAACCCGGAGGACCCACGCGTTGCCCACATCCCCTGCGACGAAGTTGAACCCGGAAGTGACGAGTGTCTGGGTGTCATCTACCGTCCACCCGGAGTTCGCCGTCACGGTCATCGTGTCCGAGCCGGTGTTGGTGCCGTTGTACTCCCCGCCACAATCAACGAACCACGCGGCTTCGATCGGGGTCTGGATGAAGGGATTGGCGAGGCGCTCGATGTACCGCTTGCTTGTACCATTTATGGTACGCCCCACCACGAAGTAGGAGGCGTCGTACGACCCCTCGGGAATCGTGCACACGTCCTCGAACTCGCCGTCCGTGTCGTGGCGATGCCATCCCCACACGTCCTGCTCCGCTAGATACGTCAATCCCAAAAGCGCGCCATCGCTGCGAACACACCACAGCACGTTGTCCGTAAGCTGCTGGAAGTCCATAGAGACGAGCGTGTACCCGGCGAATAGATGCGAGGAGAACACGGTCAGATCGCGGCTCTTGAGCGAGTCGGATCCGAAATCGTAATTGATGTCGCGCACCAGCGAGCCGCGTCGCTGTTGGAACAGCATGACGCTGTCGACGATAACCGGGCGAATGGGGCCGGAGCCGGTAGATCCGTTGGTCCGCGCATTGATCGCGGTCGGCGTGATCGCGCCGCCGTCCCCGCCATTGGCCGTCCACTCCGACGTGGAGGTGAGAATAACGAACCGACCGCCCACGTCGACCATGTGCTCAACCGCACTAACGAGACGGCCGGCGAGGGTGAAGGTCACGGCGGCCGAGTCGGCGGTGTTGGCTTCGTTCGTAAAGTTGTCGTAGTTACCAACCTGCGACATCCAGACCGTCTCTGGGTCGAGATCGCTGTGTCCGAAGCAAAGCCGCTGCTGGTAGTACGCGACCGTGCTTGGATAGTTTCCAGCGCCAATGAAAGGGTTCCGGGGGGACGGGGGATTGCGGGACGCCAGTGGCACGGACGCCGAACTGTCGGCATACGTAACGATGGTGGCCCCGGGGAGAGCCTTTGCGCTTCCGACCAATCCGAATACCCCAGCGTACTCTTTGTAGATGTTGTACTCGCCAGCCCCAGCCACAACCGACCACGTAAGCGTGTTCGTCGTCACTGCAGCGCCATCGACCGCGACGAAATCTCGAACAGCCTGACCGCCGGCCGTGTACGCTCCATAGGCCGTGGAGTCTACGCCGTCCAGCGAGTAAGTATTGGCGCCCGTCTTCGTGATGACGGCAGTCGTTCCGTTCAACTGCGTCATACCGCCGATGCCAGAGAAACTGAGCTGATCGCCGGTCGCGTAGGGGTGCGCCACGCTCGTGATGACGCACGGGTTCGCTTGCGTAGCGCCCGTGATGAGCGTTGCCGCTTCAGTGCCGTAGAACGACTCCTCTGCCGTGGTCGAGTCAAGGGCAGTGATCCGATAGCGATAGTGTATCGCTCCAGCGGCGGAGGTTGACGCGACGCCATCATTCGGAGCACTGACTCCCGGAATGAAGCTCTGTTGGACGAGAAGCCACGAACGGTCCCCGTATCGCTGAAGTTGGGTCACGGGATGGTTCGGGTGAACCAGCGTCATTACGTCTGCACTTTGCTCGTACTTGATCTCGAACAATTCATCCGCCGTGTAGTCGGTAGGGATCTCCAGAATATCTCCGGTCAGCGGATACCAATACGTCGGAGATACATCCGGCTGGTGATTGGTTCCAGCAGCGATTGCGTAGTACGCATTCCCAAGATAGAGAACCTTGTCCATCGCAGCATAGTTTGTGACGTTACTCCAGTTCGCGGGAGGTGACGTGTAGGCGTCGAGGCGAGCGCCGCCCTGATAGAATCGGATGTACCCCGCTCCGAACTCCAGAATGTACGTCTGCTCATCATTGAACACGAACTTGATGAGCTTCACTACCCCACTGTCTTTCGTCTCCGCGATGTAGCGAGTTCCGGTGCGATACCGAGCACCGCCCTCTTTGCGGACAATGAAGTTGCGGCAAACGCGAAGGGCAGCGCCGATGCGGCCCACATCCTGACGAGCGTACAGCGACGGCGCAACTTCTCCCGTGGCGAAAGACCGCTGAATATCAAACATCAGTTCCTCGCATCAATGAACGACGATTCCGAAGGCTGGCGATCCGTCAGTTCGTTGCGGCTCGTAGCATAGCCCTCCGAGCCCGCCATCGCGTACTTCTGCTCGCAATAGTCGCGGATCGTCTCGCTCTTGGTCAAGCCCATGGCGACGGTTGAGGCCAGCAGCCACGCGAGTGCGTCGGTGAACATCGGATCGTACATGCCCTCGTCTTCCACGAAGTACGTCCCGATCATCTCCGCGATGTCGAGGTCCGTGTGGATCAGACGCCCCGCTGCATCCGAGCTGAGTGCGTAGGGGTACTGGGGGTAGTTCGCAGACTTGCCGTAGCTGGAGATGGTCGAGAGCTGGTACGCAAGGCTGGGCAGCGTCGAACTGGAGGTCGCCGTGCTGGGCAGCAGACGATTGATCGTCAGAAAGCCAGTTGGATACCGGTACGAGAAAGACCACTCCGGGTTCGGATCCCGCTCCACCAGTTCAAGCGTGTAGTACCGTTGAGCGAAGGGCCACGGGTACTTACGGAAGACCGTTTCGAGACAATGGTCGTAAACCGCGCGCAGGGCGTCAGCGGGTGCACTTTCCTCGTCTATGCTTGCGATCGGCTGCTGGACGCCGATACGAGTCAGTGCCAGATTGCAGATCGCCGTATTGCTAAGAGGCATGCCGCTAGTGTACTCTGCCTCGCCAACGTTCAAGATACAAGACGGCTCGGTTTAGCCGCTTAGGGTCGTCCTTAAACGAGCCTAAGCCGGAGTTGCACGTTTTGCATAAAACCCCACGAAAACACTTTCGGCATGACTTACGCCCCGGGCAGCACGCATGATCGTGGTCTAGGTTGATGTCGGTCAGCAGGTCTTCGCAAACAGCGCAAGCGTAGTTCTGCTTACGAACAATCTCAATAAGCTCGTCTAACCCGACCCCGTGCGCCTGTTTCACATTCACGAAGTTTACGACTATCTCTCGGATAAGAACTCCGCCCCGATAGATTGGTATGCTGGTTTTCCTTGAAGATATGACACATATCCGACACGATGCATACCCCGCCTTGTTGAAGATCGTACTTTCTAGCGATCTGGGGTGTCCGTTTTCACAGGATCCCGTGACCAGATACATTCTTGGAGGATGCTGCGTATTGGCCCGCATAGACCGACAGATGCGGCACACACGCATGCCGCCGGTTCGACACGTATTCTGCTCCGTGCGCTCGTGCCCACGCGGGCAATGCGTTGAAAAAGGTCGACCCATATTTGACAACTGTACAAATGAAAAGACCCGAGGCAAGCGCCCCGGGTCCTTCCTCCGTCTCTTCAATCGCTAGGCTAGGCCACGCGATGATTAGGACGGTAGCTCTTGTAGGCGTACGGCGCTCCCGAGATCACAGCGGTGAACGTACCGGTCAGCAGAGGGCCGGTAGCCACGGTGTAACGAACACCGAGGAATCGCTCGTAGGTCGCACTGCGTGGCAGCGCGATGCTCGCCACGACGGAGCCAGCGGTCAGAGCCGCCTTGCCGATCGCAGCAGTGGACAGATGCACGGTGGCCGAGGTGGCCAGATCGGCAGTACTGTCCGATTCGAGGGAGAACACGACAGTCGCCGCGCCAGCCGCAGTGACCGCAGTGCCAACCAGGATGTTGAGCCAGATGCCGTCATCGGCACCCAGATCGCGAAGCGTGTTGTTGAGGCCGTTGGTGAAGGTGTCAATGACGTTGGTGGAGATGGCGGTAGCCGTCACAACCTGCGCGTCAGAGAACTGGGTCTGAAGATCATTAAGCATGATGGTATCTTGGTTCCTTTCTTAGACCACGCGGGGTTCGGTGGCGGTGAGCTGATCGACAACCCGGATCGGGATGCCCATCCACTTGGTGTAGATACGGCCTTCGATGTTGTCGAAAGTCAGACCGCCACCAGCTTTGACGTTGGTCCAAGTCTGGGTGCCCAGCTTGGTGATCGCTTCGCGGCTCATGTAGATGCACAGCTTACCAGCGCTCTGGTTGAAGATGCGATTGACGCCACGGAACAGGAGATCCTGAAGCGCGGCAGCCGAGGAGTCGGCCAGCAGGTTCGAGGTGTCGATGTTGGCGATACGCACGCCCTGACGCCAGTCGCGAACGGCGAGGCCGCCCTTCCACTGCCAGCGATCCATGTACGCGCGATACTTGGCCTGACCGGTGCCGGCCGCCATGATGACATCGCCTTCGCCCAGATCCTCGTGCTTCAGACCGGCCTTCGACCCCTTCGGGTAGATACCGTGGATGCCGCGAGCACCCCAGCAGATGATGTAGATTGACTGGTTGTCCGAGCCGGTGCCGCTTGCGTCGATCACGTTCAGAGCGGACTCCGAAGTGGCGGTCGAGACGGTGTTGTAGTACGCCTGAAGACCGGTGATGCGGCCAGCGTTGACCTTCTCATCCTCGTAGATCAGCGCGCGCTGCATTTCCTGCGAGAGACCTTCCAGCTCCGCAACGCCCTCGGACAGACGGAACGCAGCGGCATTGCCGTTACGGTCAGCGAGATCCTTGTCGACCTCAGTACGGGCTTCGAGCATGCCGCAGGTGAACTTCACCTGAGCCTTGGTGCTCTTGCTGGGCTGCACGCCCTCATTGTACCGACGCCACGTCGGAGTGGGGATACCAGTGCGCAGGGTGGTGGTGAGGCCGTCAGCGTCGTCGCCTTCGAGCCAGGGAATGTCTTCCAGCATGTCGTTGCGCTGAGCGAGAAGCTCAATCACATCGGCAATCTTATCGTTCTTGTCCAGGCCCTTCTGGATGTCCAGGAGAGTCGGGATATTTGCGCCAAGCGTAGCCATCTTTTATCCTTTCAGGATGTTTGATTGTTATTTCTTACCGTAGAACTTCTGTTCGACGGGGATTGATGCGGCGGTGTTGGACCCACCCTCAAAAGTGTCTTCCTTCAGCCGAGCGCCGAAGTGGTGCATGATTCGGAACAGGATCGGGTTGTTCTGGAGCTTGGCGTCGGACACCATCTGCTTCAGTTCAGCCGGGGCGGTATCCCACGCGCGATTGGCCTGAGCACGCGACTCCGCGTACTTGGCACCACCGAGAACCTTGTCGTTCTTCAGCTCGTCCAGCCACCCCTTGGTGGTCAGTTCCTCAAACTTCTTCGCGAAGTCGCCCTGCACTGAGTCAGCCACGGCCTTCTCGCGCTCCAAGAGCTTTTGGGCAGCCTCGGGGCTGATCTTGTTCTCGCGGGCGAAGGCTTCGAGCTGCTTGGTGTCGTAGCCCTCGGGAGCGTCCTTGAACTCGTACTTCACTTCAGCCGGCGGGGCGTCCTTCGCTTCGCCCGGGGGCTTATCGACTGGGGAGTCCGTATTGGCCTTGGGATCCTTGACAACAGCCTCGCCGCCAAGCGCAGTCTCGACGGGTGCCGGAGCGGCCTCCGGGGGAGAGGACAGGGCGGGCTGTGAATCAGGCTTTACTTCGTCAGGCATATGTCACCTTATCTTTACTCCTGCTCTGATTTTGAGCAAGTGGTTTCTTCTGGATCCCCGAGAGATTCTCGGAGCATCAGCATGTAGCTTTCAAGATGGCCGAACCGGAGTTCCGTCTCCAAGGTTCGTGCAGTGTGCTGCAAGCCGAGGCGGTAGGCCGTATCGTGGGGGTCCGTGCAGAACGCAGCGGAGTCAATTGAACTTAACAGTCGGTTGATGAAGCGCCGCCCGGCCGTTGAGCCGAGCACAGATGCCAGATCGTCCGTTTCCTGAGACTTCTTTTTCTTAGGCGTCATAGACCCCGGGCCTGATCGACCAGAGCGCCAAGGGCGTTGTCCGTGTCGATCTTCGTGTCAGAGAGAACCTTCGCCGTGTCGGCGCTGAGAGCGGCCTGCTGCTGCTGCTGCTGGGCTGCAACCTGACGGGCGCGGGCATCGCGAATCTGAGCGACCTCCTCCGGCGAGTTGAGGTTGCGCGGGTCGATGCCGAGACGGTCGAGGTAATCCTCCATCGTCCGATCGAAGTTGATAAGATCCAAAACCTCAGGGCGAGTCGAGCCGACCTGCCCCAGCACCGCAATCGCGCGGTCGATGTTGCCGATGCCCACGAGCTGCATGGCGTGGGCCATGGCGCTGGTGAACTTGACGGAAAACTCATGCCCGACGAACTCAGGCGGCGGCTCGGGGAAGCGACCGAGACGGTTGCCGATGCTGAAGATGCGGTCGAGGGCGGGCTCCAAGCCCTCCTGCGTGATCTGCTCGAACGCAGACACCAGCATCATCATCTTCTCTTCCGCCAGTTCGTCGATCTCGCGGGCCTTGGTGCCGGAGCGGCGCTCGTTGGCGACCATGAGGAACAGGTTGTAGAAGTACGCTTCCTTGATCTGGGAGCGGAGATCCTGAATCATCATCAGGACGCCGTTCACATCGAACTGCACCTGATACAGCGGACGGATACCGTTGCCCGCGCCGCGATCGTCAACGTTGTTGACCGAACCGGGGATGGATTCGATGGACTGACGGCGAGCGGACTCCGGAGCCTGAAGCGGGGGGTTGACCTGCTTCTCGATAGCCTTCGCCATCTGCTTGCGCGCGTGCTGAAGCTCCTTGGTGTGGCCAAGGGCGATCATGCCCGGACCATCCTGCCCGTACGCATCGTCGTCGTACGACTTCCAACGTGGGCAGATCAACGGGAACTCGTCGTACCCAGACTCACGCAGAAAATCGGAATCGCCGTCGACGCGGGACTTGCCGCACTCATAGTAACACGAGTTT